GCTGAACTCCAGATGTTCCAACAAATGCAATCGCTTTGTTTCCAATCGCGTCATGTTCTGGATTAACAATCTTTCCATTTGGATTCATATACCCGATATTGGTCGCAAGTTCAATATACTGATTTTTGCCATTCCATCCTTTTCTCTTAACTTTTAATCCGCGCTTCACGTATTTGATTGCTTCCCCAAAAGAGAACGTTGCTTCTCCACCAAGCGCGGGGCAATTATCTTTATTTGCAATCATCCATTCATCGCTCTGCATGTTTAACATTGTGTACTCTACTCGTTTGGTTTCGCGAATATCCAATAATTCGCCCTGATCTGCGTCCTGTGGTCTACACTGGATCATTATAGTTTCTCTTTCTGAATCCCAATACCAGTAACCTCCCCATGATGGAAGTTTAAC